AGCAGTGGTCTACCTGGTTCCTGGCACAGACTGAGGAGATTCAGTCGGCATATTTGACATGGGAAGCTCAGTGGAACCTCTGGTACTCGGAGCATACAGCAGATATGGAAGCCACAAGTACCTATTGGAAAGAAAAATGGGAGGCGTGGTTCAACGAATACACAAGCATCAATACTGCAGAAATGGCTGATTGGAAACAGAAATCAGAAACAGAATTTCGCGATTGGTTTGAGCAGTTACAGGCACTGTTGGATGGCAATACAGCGGCGAGTCTTGCGAAAAAGCTTCTGGAATTGCAGGAGCAGGTAGATATTCTTAACCAGTTCAGTTCCAACCTTGAAAATGAATACACGGTATATCAGAAGCTTTATGACAATGGATACCGTACTTACGGAGACGTGCTCGATTCTTCGGACGCATCCATTACTGACAGCAATTTGGATACGGTCATTGGACGTACATATTCCAGTGATCTTCTTCGTGACAGTAATGGTGATGTTATCGAAGGTCGGGCTATTTTTGTCATCAAATAAAGGAGGATTCATTAAATGAAAATCACAGACTACGAAAAAGTCCAGGCATTAGCAGCAAGTAATATTTTCCTGCTTGACGGACCTAACGGGACAAAGACCATTGCAGCAGATGCTTTAGCAAAGGCGTTAATTGGTCTTTTAAGTTCCAAAGATTTTATCGGAGGAGTAAATCTTTCCGAACTTACCCAGATCAACGAGCTGGTATCTGGTAACAAATTACTCATCGGGACTGCGGACGGAAACAAGGCTATCGCCGCTGAAGATGCACTCTTTGCCATGTTAGATAGCTTTGCTCCAGTGGAGCTTCGCCGAGTTATCTTCAGAGGTAAGAATCTTGGAACAGCTCTGACAGCGGTACAGAAAGCCGCTATTAAGGATGGTTCCTTTAAAGGAATGTTCCTTGGCGATTATTGGAGTATCGGAGGTCGTATCTGGCGTATCGTTGATATGGATTACTGGTACAACTGCGGTGACACTGCATTTACCAGCCATCATCTTGTGATCATGCCGGATGAAGCGCTTTACAATGCACAGATGAATACTACCAATATTACAACCGGTGGATACGTTGGTTCTGAGATGTATAAAAAGAACCTGGCGAACGCAAAGACAATCGTCAATGCGGCTTTCCAGGGTTCTGTTCTTACTCACAGAGAATACCTGTGCAATGCGGTTGCAAACGGAAGACCGTCCGGTGGAGCATGGTTTGATTCCAGTATTGAGCTCCCGAACGAACCTATGATGTATGGGCATCTTCATTTCAGTCCGACTTCTGACGGTTCTACTGTTCCGAGCATCTACACAATCAGCAAGACTCAGCTGGCGCTGTTCATGGTGTGTCCTAAATTCATCGTAAACAGATCTTACAACCAGTGGTTAAGAGACGTCGTTTCTTCGGCTTACTTTGCCGGTGTGGGCAGCGGTGGCAATGCGGCCTTCAACGGCGCTTCGGACTCTTGTGGAGTTCGTCCGGTCTTCCCGGTTGGTTAATTAAAATCGCGGGGCCTTGTGCCCCGTTTATATTTTTGAAAGGAGCTTCTAATCATGGAAGATAAAATCTATAAAATTACCCTCGGTGATGGAACTGAGATTTCCAATCTTAAGCTGAACGGAAACAATTTCATTTCTACAGAAAAGATCGAGGAATCCGCATTTGCAGATAACTGCTCTCCGGTTACTATCAGCGACGGAACAACCGAGACTGTTCATCCGAACATGGAGCTGGTTCAGATCGTTGAGCAGGTTCCCGGGGAATACTGGTTTGTCCTTAGAGATATTTCTGAGGAGGAGTTTGCCAGAACCAAAATGCAGTCTGACATCGCCTACATTGCAATGATGTCTAATGTAGAGCTTTAAGAAGGAGGATCACCATGGAACATAGCAAGAATTACAGTAAAGTAAAGCTTTGGTGCAGCATGAAAATGTGGAATGAGACCAGGGTTCGTAATGCGGTGAAGATGGGCTGGATCACTAAAGAGGAGTTCGCTGAGATCACCGGTAAAGATTACGAATGAGCGTTCTGTTAGGCGACAGAAAAGAGTCAAAATTCGAAGCGATTACGTACTCGATCGAGTTGCATGATATGTTGATACTCCTTATGCAGAGGGGATTTGGTGTTAAGGATGTGGACAGCTTTGTTCGGAAGAAGTATGCGTATGGAGAAATTTCGGAAGAAAACTTTGCTAAGTATAGAGAATTGATGCGGAGTTTCAAATCGAAAGTAAACCAATGTGCTTCCTTGATAACGAGCAATGTTAGAGCGGCAAACACCATTTACCCACGGACAATGCACGAGTACGAGACCAGAAGAGATTACCAGAATGCGGCCATTGTAAATTGCGAGCAGCTCATCAATGAGTTGCAGCGGGTTGTTGAAATATTTGATGTAGATCTGAATTTATACAACCGGTATGTTAAAGCTATCGACCGAGAAATCGGATTGATAAAAAGGTGGCGTCAAAGAGACATGGCGATTAAGTCGCGGTTAGAAAAAGGGTAACATCTAAAAAATTGCGTCGTTTCTTCGGCTAACTTTGCCAATGTGAACAACAATGGCAATACGAACTACAACAACGCTTCGAACTCTAATGGAGTTCGTCCGGATTCTTCGATTAACCAACGAAGAAGGAGATGCTATCCGTTCCGCAAGGATAAATAATAAAGCCTAATACAATTTACTACGGTAAGTATTGTTATAACGGTGAATAGGTTATGAACTACGAGGAGATTGTCTGTGACGCCAATAACTTGTATAGGGCTTATAAGGTTTCCGTAAAGGGCAGCAAGTGGAAAGAATCGACGCAAAAATTCATGATGAATTTCCTGCGGTACATATTTGAAATCCAAGATGATATCATCAATAGGACACTTCAAAATGGACCGACGCAGGAATTCGAGCTGCATGAAAGAGGCCGAATAAGACCCATTACAAGTATTCAAATCCGTGATCGCATTGTTCGACATTCTCTGTGCGATGAAGTTTTGCTTCCAGAAGTGAAGAAACACATCATTTATGATAACTGCGCATCTATCAAAGGGCGTGGAATTTCACAACAGAGAAAACGATTTGAAATCCATCTTCACAAATACTACCAATTATACGGAAATGACGGTTATATTCTATTCGGTGACTTTTCGAAGTTCTATGACAATATTATCCATGAGATTGCCAAACGAGAATTGCTGAAGTTGTTCGATGACGATGAGTTTATTGACTGGCTTTTAACGTTGATATTTAAAGGCTTCCAGATCGATGTTTCGTACATGTCTGACGAGGAATACGAGACTTGTATGACCGATACTTTCAATAAACTGGAGTATCGGAACATTCCAAAAGAGAAGCTCACTGGCGAAAAGTGGATGGAGAAGTCCGTCAATATTGGAGACCAGCTTTCACAAGTCGTTGGGATTTATTATCCGTATCCCATTGACAGTTATGTTAAGTATGTGCGTCAGCAGAAATTTTATGGAAGGTATATGGATGATTGGTACATCATGAATCCCAGTAAAGAAGAGCTTGAAGACTTGCTCGAAAGCATCTGTAAAATTGCAGCTGAACTGGGAATCCATATCAATCGTAAGAAAACCAGAATTGTTAAGATTTCGAGCAAATACAAATTCCTGCAAATCAAGTACACACTTACGGATACCGGTAAAGTCATTAAACGAATAAATCCGGATCGAGTTACCGCCATGCGCAGAAAACTCAAGAAACTTGCCATTAAGGTTGGAAATGGAGAAGCGGATTACGACAATGTCGAGAATATGTTTCGCGGTTGGATGGGAGGACATTACAAACTCTTATCCAGAGAACAACGAAAGAATTTAATACAGCTTTACGAAGACCTATTTAGTAAG